GCTTATCTCACGCGCTCCATTTAGCCACTGGGACGTAACGATAACGCCCGGCCCATACAATGTTTTTGACATGCACCACAGCACTAGACTTCTCGAACAGTTTTACCCCGCATAAAAAAGCCCCCGCCGAAGCGGAGGCTAAATGACGCTAGTGATAATGGTTAATTATCACCCGTAATTCCAGTCATTAACGGTAAAGACCAATTCGATGGTCCCGACGTCGCCGGATTCACGGTCCATTTCGGCAACCGTAAGCTGTTGGAGTTGGCAACCGCTCATCACGTATGGTGTGCTGTTGCTATTTTCTCCATTACAAGTTGTTGGTTGAATAGTGATTGTGATAAATTCACAATTGTACGTCGACCAGACTGACTCGATTGCATGAGCGAGAGCTGGATCGTATGGGGCTGTGACAGTCACATCGTCAACTGAACGCGGGCCTACAACTTTGTAGAGGCGGTTCCCAGTTCCGTTAGCGTATTGACCACTCTCAGCTGTATCTGAAATTCCCGAAAAGTTTGTCCAAATCGTCTCTAGTCCGGAGATAGTGACGATAAAGGCTGACTTAGGGATTGGAATGATAACAGGCATTGGAGTTCCTCCTTATATGAGTATTAAGAAGGCTCAAGCGAATACGTCGTCGATATAGAAGCCAGAACCGAACAGACCCGTAGAGCCAAGACCAGTGATATTCACTACTCGCTCAACGGTAATTTCAGCACGAACCACGCGGCGCTCGCGGATATAGTACTCAGGACGAACGGCAGGAGTGCCGGTCAACTGGTACGTATAAGCGAAAGCGGGAGTAGCGGCATTAGCACCACCGGCGGGCATCACGGAATCGGATGCAGATAGCGGGCTATAGAACAGCACCATGGCGTTCTCGGGGAACACGGGTTGCAGTTCGCCAAGATCGTTCAGACGACGTCCTTCAGCCACGCGGATACCGCGCTCGAGTCCGAAATAACGAGCCAGCACATCAACGTCGATCGAGTCGGCGGAGGTGAACTGGATGCGCTCCAGGATCGCAGGGTTGGTCAACAAGCTATCGAATACGGCAGTACCGATAACAGCGCCATTAGGACGAATACCGATCTGGTTAGAAACTGCGCGCTTCCAGTTGAGAACGTCAACAATCGGGTTGTTGGTAGCGGTACCCCAGGGGTTGCCACCATCAGCGATACCGAGAGCGGTAGCGGCTGCGGCATAAGTGGTCCAGTCGGCAAAACCAAGACCTAGGCTGCTAGCAGTCGAAGGCTCGTAATTGGCCACGGTAGCTACGGCTTCAGCCACAGTCACTTCGTAGCTATTCATCAGACGGGACATCGCGTTGCGAGTCTCGATAGCGCGGAGGTCAACTTGAGCGGGGCCTTCGCCTGCGTTTTCAATCACTTCTTCAGGAAGTTCCCAAGCGATCACTTCCTGTTGCAGAGCATAAGCATCGGTGTCGAAGCGGCTCTGAACAGCGGGAATGTTGGTGCCGTATGCGCGGCGATAGTCCTGAATAGCGAATGCTTCCTTACCGAAACGCAGGATCTTACCAGCGCGGGTAGGGGTGTCAACAACGGGCGCAATGAAGTTTGCGATCGAAGTCTCGGGAAGCATGAAACCCTGAGCCAGGGTTGTAAGGATAGGATCGACACCGCCATAGGTGTCTCTTAGCAGATTTGTTACCGCAAGCGAGTTTACCACTTGCTTCTCACAATTGACTTCTTGTGAGCTCAGACTATATCATCATCCCGAACTTCTCTGCAGTTGTTCGGGAGCCGGGCGCTCGTGGACGGAGTTATTGTTGGGACTCATCCATCTAGTCGTTGAACGTTCCACAGAATCTTTGCCCTCTGTGGCTTCGCTGCTGATTCCCATTTCAGGGTTCCAGCAATTCACCCGGTTTTCGACGGAGATCACTCTCCGAAGGAACCTATCGATTCATCATTTGCTTTAATTCTCCTTCTGCAGAAGGTATGAGGAGGTCTTGGGCTTACACCGTGATAGATCACGGAAGCCAAGATTTGGTAATCAGGATCAGAAGCTGACGAGAGCGAACTCCACGCCGCCGATGTTCAGCACGTCGCGGATAGTCGGAGTGGTACCGTTGATAGTCACAGCGGTAGAACCCCCTGTGCCTGCATCAGATGCGAGTCCACCAGCAACCACTTCCAGAGCGGTTCCAATGTCATTAGCTGCGAGAGTGCCGTCAGACTCAACGAGTAGCAAACCTGCTGTGGCGACACTCAACATGCGAGTCTCGTCGGTAGCAAATCCGGTCGGAGGAACGTTGTCATTGAGCGTGAATTGCGATACGCCAACTGAGGCGCCGCCATTAGACTGCTCAACAAGCAAAGGAGGGTGCGAGCCAGGAGCGGCAGCAAGTTCAACCACACGAAATTGGTTGACAGCGGTGCCTTGAGCGACTTGGAAAGTTTCGGCGAAGCGGATGTATTGCTTGCCGTAAATGGGTGTAGACATTTTGTATCTTTATTAAGTGAGATTTAATCGCTTCGTATTGAAGCGGCCTTTGTTCTGATTTACCCGTTATCGAAAATCTAAACGGCACCTGCATCTGTCAAGACATCTACAGCGGGTTCCAGGCACGGGTAGGGAGCCTATGGGTTGCCAGCCCGCGGCGTCGTAGTCGAGACAGTCACGGCAGCATCGTTTATCGCGTTTTGCTACCCGCCTCATCTCGCTAGCGCCTAATTCTTGACTACGGGTCATTTCGCCCGCGTTATACCAACGATAGGCCGGAGTCACAAGATAGCGATCTAGTCTTGCTCTAACACCGGACCAAGTGGCTGGGATTGATTTCCCCGGTTCGGCGTTCATGTCATCTTCAGGAATCAATCCAAGGATGTCTTCCTCAATCTCGCTTGCTGTGGCGAAATCTACCTTACCGTATTCGATTTTACCCTGGTCGAGCGCTTTCTTGATATCTTCGAAAAATTTCCAAAGATACTGCATTTGGCCCATCGCCTCGGCATAGGCGGCGTCAGATAACTTTGACTGTTTACCGCGACCGAGACGCACAGCGGTGAGTGCGGATATGAGAACATCTTCCGCCGTTGTTCTTTGGAACTCGGCGAAAGTTATCTTTCCTGCGGCAAGTTTGCGAGAGAGCTGACTCGCCCTCCCGCTCATCTCGTCCTCTAGTTTCTCGAGAGAGGCCATTGAATCGGCCAGGTCCTCGGCGCGTTCGATATAGTCGCGTTTGCGCTTAGCTGCCTGACCGATCCAGGTCAGAAGTTCCATCGCGTCAGGTTGAGAAGAGAACTTGCTTTAGAGCCTCGGTGTAATCCACGCCCTCCTCCTTGGAGATTTTGAGTGCGCGCTGGTGAGGATCAAGATCCTCCTCACGGACGGCTACGTCACCACCTGCCACTTCGGAGTAGCAAACCTGAGCGGGCAGACTCTCCAGGATAGCCATCAGTGGCGAAGCAGCAGTTTCGCCTTCAGCAAACTCGAGCGTGCCGTACTCAAGACCTTCCAGATAATCCACAAGGCTCTCCTGAGATACGACAGCCTCGGTAAGTTTTCCGGCATCGTACAGACCCTCGGTGAATTGTTCGAGGCGCATCCGATTTGTCTGACGCTCAGCGTACTCAGCCTGTTCGCGAAGGCGACTATTCGCCGCTTCGAGTTCTTCGAGGCGCGCCATCATAGCTGCGAGAGGATCGGACTCGGAGTGATTGATCTCCATGACCCGAACCTTACCGCCCTTGATCTGCTTACCGCCGCCCTTCTGTGAACCAAGCGTCATATACTTGTCAGGATAGCCAGCAATCTCCTTACCTTTGCCGGTTTTGGTACGGTCGGCGTCTTGAGCCGAAGACTTTCCGGTTGTTGCATCCTCGTAATTCTTCTCCATCTCCCCGCCATCACTTCCTTTGGCGAAGCGATCCTCCTCCTTGCCAGTTCCCTTCATACCGCGGTCGGTCTCGCCTTCGACCCCGGCTTTACCGAGTTCGCCACGACCCGACTGGTCGTTGTAAGGATCTTGTGTCTTACGGCCTTTCAATCCGTCCTTGCCGCGCCTAGGCTCTGTCGTCTTACTAACATACTTATTGTTGTCAGTCTCGATATGCTGCTCGTCATCATCTTCGAGCTCATCCTCATCAACCTCTTCATAACCGAGATTGATTCCTTTGGAGGTGGATCGGGTACGGACAAGACCGCCAGGACCGCCCTCAGTTTCCTTAGCCCCTACATCGGAAGCATTCAGGTGATCAGTACCACGTTTCTTCTTACCAGCCTCGAAGGTGGGTTCGTCGTACTTCTCCTCATCCTCTTCAACTTGAGGATCAGCAGCGCCGGACTTAGCATTCTTCTTTACCTTAGAAGCCACAGGACCTTCTCCGTCTGCGGTCTCAACCTCACCGTGCTCCTCGGAATCAGATTCTTCGTAACTCATTTTCTTATCCTTTGAGCCGCAGGATGCCATGTCCTCAGAATCCTTTTCGCCCATCGCTTCGTCTTCCGAGATTCCGCGGGCTTTAGCCATTTTCTTAGCGGCCATCTTCTTAAGCGGGTCGGGAAGATCTTTGTCAGCCATCTCAGAGGCCATCATCGAATCTTCATCTTCCTCATCGTCATCGCCCTCACGACCTTGCTTACCGCCCATCATTGGCTTTTTCTTGGTTTTAGCCATCATGCCCATGTGGGACATTTTACCTTCGCCGAATAGAGCTTCTTCGGCTTGTTCATCTTGTGGAGCTTCGATTTGCTCAGGCTCTTTACGAGCGGTTTCTTCAATCATTTGAGTGCGTGCCTCGTCGAGTTTTTCTTTAAGGAGTTCAAGCGGACCGAGGTCGCGCTTGAGGGTTGGACCAAGTTCCTTATCGAATACTTGATCTGGTGACAGAGCTACAGCGAAGTCAAGGACTCCGTCAGTAGACTCTTCATATGCAAAGCCTTTAAGGCCTTTGACAGCTGGCGGTTGAGCGCCTAAAAGGGCTACATGGCGTAAGGACCACTTTCCGGGCTCAGGATTGATTTTAGAGTCAGGAGAATAGAAAGAGGCACTTACTTTTTTGTAGAGCCCGTTCTGTACGTAATCAGAGGCTAATGGGGAGAAGTCGATCTCAGCAAAAAGTTCATCACCTCTCACTTTCACACCTTTCACCCAACCCCAGGCTGGAACTTTGTCATTGTCTTCATGCCCGATGCGGATCGGAGCTTCATGAAGCTCGGGCTTATACGAATTAGCGATCTCTTTAAGGTCACCCACGGTAAAGTCCCGCGTAACGCCTTGAGCCGATGTTTGTTTTCCGGCCTTGAAGATGTGAACTTCTTTAATCATCTACTTTAGCAAGGGTGACCCCATAACATTTTACCCCGGTCGTGTGATTATTCACTTGGTTTCAGTCTCATCGATTAACTTATTCAATTCGTCGTCTTCTGACTCGTCAGATGCTGGCGCGGTTTCTAAATCGGAGAGTAGCTCGTCCAGTACCTCATCATCTTCACTCTCTTCTTCTGGAGGTTTTGTCTCTAGCTCAGCCTCTAATTTGGAGATTTCCTCATCGAGAGCTGAATCACTCAGTTCTTCTTCCGGCGGTGCCTCAGTCTCAGTCTCGGGCGGTGACATTACTTCTTCTTCCACTGCCGTCGCTTCCTCTTTATCCTCTAGTTCAACCTTATAGGTCGTTTCGATCCATTCTTTGGTCGGGCGATACCCAACTTGCGAGATAAGTACGCTAACA